CGACTGCGAGGTTAGTGACTGTGCCTGAACCCGTAGCGGCTAGGAGATCGCCCTTAGCGGTGACTGTAGAGGACTGGATCGCGTTAGCAATATTGAATGTACCTGTTGATATGACTGTGGCTATATCGCCCGCTACAAGGGCTGTAAGCCCCGTTACGGTGCTTCCATTAGAAGCTGTGTAGTCAACGCCACGCTCTAGGAGAACGCCGTTGATATAAACCATTTCCTGCCCTGCTGTGTAAGCAAGCGATGTGGAGAAATCATCTGTACCGGATAGCGATGTTTCTCCACCTGCCGCAGCCTTACGCCATTGGGTCATAGTGCCAGCATTTGTAGTCCACTTAACGCCAGCAGTCTGAGATGAGTCAGCAACTAGGAATGAGTTATTTGCTCCCACTCCAACGCGAGCCATAGCGCCAGCGCCTGTTGCGGCAAGAATGTCACCCTTGGTTGTAGGGAGATTGATTAGGTTATTAGCCTCATCAAAATCAATTGCTGTTGGAGATGGGTAAATGATCGCACCGGCAAGGTGGGAAGTGGCTGTAGTTCCATCGTAGCCACGGGTGGTGATTGTTACTGTGCTTCCGCTACGGGAAGTAGCAAGCATCTTTTCTTCGCCAGCGAGTCCTGGATCAATAACAAGGGAGAAAGTGCCAGTAGGCCAGCCAGTTGTACTGGTCAGCGTAAGGCTAGTAGAAGAATTGGTAATGTTCGATGTGATAGTTGTAGGGGCTGCTGCACCCTGATATTCACGACGACCCATTTATTAACCTACTATCTCTCTAAGTTGGGCATAGAAAACGCCACGGACTTTGCCATAAATGTCCACCGCATCGGGCAACCATTGGTAATCATACATGATTACCTGATAAACATTGTCGGCTACCTGCAAGGAAACAATATTCTGATTCTGATGTAAGCCAAAAAGGAACTGAAGTTCGGCATCTGAATCCTGCGCCCAGTCTTTATCCCCAAGGGTTACGGTTGGATAGATCAAAAGAGGAACATTCCATTGAGCGCTTCTAACTGGCTTTGGGTAGGCTCTTAAAATCCAACGGGTAAGAACTGGGGTATGTGTTCCATCTGAAATTAGCTTAATAACAATTTGGAAGTTTTCGCCAGCCAACTGTCCTGCGGAAAATGGGTATGGCCCCGATACGCTTCCAGGAACATCAGAAGTTCCAATGATATTTGCATCTGAAGGAACGATATAAGCATCGTTTTTATCAGCAACAATTCCCACTTCGATACTTCCCTGCAATGGCTCATGCTTAATATCGACAAACATGGCAATTTTAGGATCTGAAATTCCATAGGCAATAACGCCACTAATAAAAGTTCCATCAGGAACTGGAACGCTTGCTTCACCAACTAGACCAAATCCATCAACAGTAAAGTAACGCTTATTGTTATAGGTAACTACAGAACGGACATTTCCCAAAACGCCAACTCTTGCACCGGCAACAGTATCAAAAGACATAAGATCCGAAGCATAAGCAGGGACAAGATTAGAAGTAAATGTGGTCAGATCCATGCGACCCAAGCCGCTTGTATAACCGTTGTAATTAGAATTTCCATACCAAACAAAATGATCTTGGGCTTCAAAACAATAAACAGGAGCATCTGTTGAAATGATTCCACCGATAGTCAAAGAACCATCTGAATTAACTGAACAGAATCGAACACCTTTATCTGAGCCAATCATTATGTAACCAAGATAAGCAGAAATAGAACGAACAATTTCCCCATCAGGGAGTTCTGCTGCGACTGTAGGTACAGCAAGAGCTGTGCCATCAGGAAGTACTGCTGTGCGGTAGATAAGGGACTTATCGCCAGCATAACCTGCTGCATAAATTTGAGATTGACCGCCACAAATATCTACCCAAGTAAAGTTACGGGAAGAAAGATCGAGAAGGGCTGAAGGTAAAGCACCACTAGTAGTTACATTATAAAGTTTTCCACCGCCAGCAACCATAAGGCGTGATTTTGTAAAACGAACAAGGCTGGCTGTTCCAGTAGCGTAACTACTTACCGTAGTGCCACCAACAGTTCCTGAATAAATACCATTGCTGCCGTGGGCTGTATAAATAGTATTACCGTCAGTATCAATAGATACTGGATTACCAGTAGCACCTGTTGCGGTAAGCCATGTTGCCAAAGTCCCTGAAGAATACTTAATAGCGCTTCCATCAAGAAGGTAAATATAAGTACCTGCTGCAACACATTGAAGTCCAGTATTGCTACTTGCATAAACTTTAGTTGTGTCGTTAAGAAGTTTTAATTGCCAAGGAGTCCAAGGATCAATTCCAAGCCCATCATGGTAGCGACGGATCTCTGAAGTAGCTCGGTCAAGATAAGTCTGACCTTCTCCATATAGCCAAGTGTCTTGAGATCTACGCCAAAACTGCTCAGGAGAAATTGATTGCTCACCTGGAATATTAGAGTTGTCTGCTTGCTGACGAAGCAAGGGAAGAGACTCGCGCTTAAACTTTGCTCCCCATACACCAATAGAATCTTTATCCCATTGAACGCCGTAATAGTGTCCACCCAAACCAACAGGGAACGGATAGGGAACTAAATCTGAAGAAGAAGTACCGGCAAATAAAGCGGGAGATGGATCGTATAAGGGGGTATCAAATGTCTCTAGTTCAGCCATTGCTACGCCTTAAAGGTTGGGTAGAGTGCTTCTAGTCTTGCAGCTTCTGCTGAAATACGATTAGCGCGAAGTTGCTGCAATCCACGGGCAGATTGTAGAACTGCTCCTGGTGGAGTTTCACTAGCACGACGAGTATCTCCCTGACCTTCTGTAAAGTTACGCTTGATCTCTCGACCTTCCATCAAACGAATTGCAGCACCTAGTGGTGGCAGATCATAAGCAGATGGAAGCAAGCCAGTAGAAGATACATTAGCAAGGTAAGTGCTAGGCATAATAAAGTTAGAACGATAAACAACGCGAACATTGTAACCAGGATAAGCAGGTTCAAACATCTGCAATGAAAGTCCTGATGGGAACTGGGAAGCATTGGCATTACGGTTCAAGCGCCATCCTGTTGTGTGGATGCGTGGGTTATCAAGTTGCGGTCCAGGAGTTAGATACTTAACTTCATAAATAGACTGAAGGTTGTCACCAATAGAACCAAGATCATAACCGTTAAGTGTTGCGTTGTAGGTTAGATCAACCGTCTGAATTCCAAATAAACCATTAGCAGGAGATGAAAGGTCCCCAAGGTCATTTGCTAGTTGCTTCCAAATTTCATCACCAGTAAAGCGTGGAGATACACGAACAAGAGTTCCTGCTGGAACGCTAAGATCGGTAGAAGAATCTTCTCCTGCTTGAACTGTTGCTTGCTGACCGCTTACTGACCATACATAAAAAGTATTTGTGCCAATAGAAAGGCGAGCGCCTGGGCGAATACCAGCCATGTCGTACTGAAAAACAAGAAGACCACTACCTGCTGTGTAATCCTGAGCAAGTTTATTTCTGTTCTCAGCATAACCACTCATTAGGTATGAGCGAGTTTGAGCGATCCAGTCTTGTCCTGTTGTCATAGATTTACCGGTTTCGTATCAGGGGTGTAAACACTTTTGCCTGTAATAGATTCAATAGCGCTAACCGCAGTTTCAATTTTCTTTGCTTGACCAGGGAGTACCTGACCTGATTCAACTTCAAAACGAGTTTCTGCTTTTGCCTCAATATGAGCTGCACCGTCAATAGTTTTAGGTTGTAACCCCTGTTGACGCAAACGCTTATACGCTGGCATATCTTTTTCCCAACGCTTCTCACGGGCTTCAACTGCTTGAGATCCAGGGTGACGGGTAGGCATAGTTCCAACACCAAAGCCAATAGAGCGAACTGCATCTAGCGAGAATGATCCTTCATCAACAGAAAGATGCTCGTCACAAAGTTTGCAAATATAAGTTTTTTCTACGCTTCCATCTTTTAGCGTTACAAAAGTCATCTTGCGGTTCTGATGGCTACAAGTCATTACGCTCCCTTTCTCACCCGACAATGTTATCACCGTAACCTGCTTGGGTAAGGATGCGCTTTTCTTCATCATTAATGGTGTAAATATGTCCACCATAAAAAACTTTTTTAACGCCAGGAGTTACGCTGATTTGGTTGCCATCAGCATCTGTAACTGTGCGTTCAATCCACAAAGGGGGTTGAATTTCTGTTACTTCATTAAAAGTATTGATCCACACATTAATACCGCGTGGGATAGACGGCTTGAAATAAGCAAATGGGCGTTGCTGTTCTTTAGGGACATTAGGAGTAACAACAGGAACGAGAACGCGTGAAGGGGGTTCAAAGGTTGCCATTGTTACTCCTAACGATAAAGCGGGGGATGAGGCGAGAAAGGTATAAGCGCCTCACCCCCCTAACTTAATTACTGACCGATTGAAGAACCTGATTCAATGCGGTACAAAGCAGCCTGACGGAATACAGCGTATCCGACAAAATGCTTCCAGCCAATACCTGTGAAACGACGCAATGTGTCGATAACAGGTACATCAACGATCTGAGCTTGCTCGCCATAACCGCCACCAGTTGAGAACGCCTTAGCAAGAGCCTGACGACCCATGACAAGAGTTCCGTACACATCGACTGCAGCAACTGCAAGTGTCAATGAAGTTCCTGGGTTAACACCAGTAAGACCAGCAACAGAAACTGTAAGAGTTGTTGTTGATGGAACAGTTACAACTGTGAACTGAGCATTGAAGCCAGTCTGATCTGTTGAACCTGTACCTGATGTAGATGTAGCACCTGAGATGGTGAGAGTATCGCCAACAGAAAGACCGTGAGCAGCAGAAGTTGTAAGTGTTGCAACACCTGAAGATACAGCGATTGTTGAGATTGTGTATGACTGTGTAGCTCCATCAGAAAAGAATGGTGCGCGTGGTGTTTCCATGAACTGTACGCCCTGGAAGTTACCGATTACACCATTGTAGATACCTGAAGGATCTGAATAGACATGAGGATCTGACCAGTTAGTTCCACCAGTAGCGCCACGGAAATCGTATGAAGCATCAGGGTGGATAAGACCCTTGTACATACCATTGAATGTAGCAACATTCTGCTTGCGGAGCTTAGCAACAGCCTTACGAACATCGTTACCTGCAAGGGTATCGGTCTTAGCAAGAGTTGCGCGTGAGGTCTTTGAACCAGCATAGCCGACCTGTGTACCCTGACCAGCAGCATTACGAGCAATACCGTCTGTTGAGATACCAGCGTTCCAACCAACTACATTTGCAGCGATTGGGTTAACTTCCATGAACGCTGTAGCGCCGAGCTTAGAAGTAAGCTGAACTGCGTTACCGTATTCAAGAGGTGTAACGACAACATAAGAATCTGACATAGCAACAGGAGTTGTGTCTGAAGATTCGTTAAGTGCTGTTGTTGCTTCAGCAAGATCTGAAGCGATTGTGAACTGTACAGATACGCCACGGTTTGTAGCGTTTGTTGACTGAACCTCTACTAGAGCATCGTAATAAAGCTCTGGGCGAAGTGCGTAGTATGCAAGCATCTCATACGCGGCCTTCGAGAGATCCAGCGACGAGGTGGTTGTTAATGCCATTTATTTCTCTTTTCGCTAGAAGTAGGACAGGCTAAATCTTGAACATTTCGCCTGGTTGTTCATGCGAGATAGTGATGTTGTTTTCACGAAGAATCTTCATAATCTCAGAAGGATCCGCAGCGTTACGAATAGCATCTAGTGCTGTAGGAGAAACAACTCCTGTAGAACCTGCTGCAGCCTGTGAAACGCGATCCAACGCATCAAGATCATTCTTGACCTCAGAAGTCTGAGATGTTGCGATCAAACCGTATTCAGTTGCTGCTGCCTTAATTGCTTCTACAGAAATCTCTCCGTCGTATGCCTTGGCAAACAACTTTCCTGTTGGAGACTCAACATCTACGCCTGACTTAATTAGAGCTAGTTCGCGCTTTGCGGCTTCTGCCTCGCGTTGGGCATCTTCTGCCTGGCGCTTTGCAGCCTTGCCTTCCTTCGCTTCCTGCTCTAACTTTCGTACAAACTGACGAGAATCCCTAGCGGGTTCGTTGGTTTCTTCTGGTGAGTTATCTAGTTCTTGATCTTCAAAATCATATTCGCTCATTGCATTTTCCATTTCCGTGTCGCGCACCTACTAGGAATAGTGGTACGGCGGGGCTGATTAAAGGGGCTGGCTCGGAAGCCAAAGACCGACACCACGAAGCCATTCGCGGGGCGACCTTCATCAAGTCTCAACAGGTCTCAGGCAAACGACTTGGAGATTGCCAACAATTACTCGGACCTTCTAGACGAAAGCGTACAGAATGTCTAAGCACTAAGCAACTTAGGCTGTGGCGTTACCCTTACCAAGACCAGTAATACCTGTAGCGTTAGAAGCAACTGCCCCACCCTGATTAAACTCGTTGACACGGGCTTGCTGAAGTTTCTTAACTGCCAAAGTATCTTGAGAATTTAATCCAAATTGAGCATTGATAAGTTGCTGGTTAGTCACGCTACCAGTTGTATCCCCAGGAAGCGCTTGGGCAAACTGACCTTCTTGACCAAGGGTATTAAATCCTGCCTGTGCCTGAGCCTGATTAACACCAGCATTAGCAAGTTGTTGTGCTTGGGTGGTGCTGAGTTCGCCATTAGATGCTAGACCACCATTAAATCCAGCCTGAAGAGCTGCTCCACCGATCTGCATAGCCTTAGCCTGTTGCTGAATAACCTGTGTTGATGCTGCTGGATCCAAAGCCCAAGCAGCAAGACTTCCGGCATTAAGTCCGTAAGTATCTTGAGCATATTTAATAATGTTTGGATCCAAAGAATTTACAGAATCCTGTGCTGCTTGTAAGCGCATTTGCAAATCAGGAGCTGTGACATTGTTTGAAATCAATTTCCCAAGGTAGGCAGTTGTATCAAAAATTCCAGCAGGAATGTTGTATTGCTTAAGAAGTTCAATATCTGCTTTTTCTTTATTGATGTAATCTGCTTCAGTAATACGCTGTCCTCGAGCAGCCAAAGCAGCCATTCCTGGAAAACGATTTGCATAATCTTGGCTATTGCGAATGTCGTTAATAATTTGTGCTGCGGGAACGCCAGCCTTAAGTTGGTTATAAGCATTATTGGCAAGAGTATTTAAACCAGCCTGTGTGAGAATATCAGAAATAGAGTTAATCGCAGAAGTATCTGCTGCATTAACCTGTGATTGACCTTGAACAAGTTTGACGGATGTGCCATCAGACATTGGTTGGTAATACCAGCCATCAGATCCAAGAATGGCTTGTCCTACTGCTGTAGCAGTTGTACTTCCCGTGCCAGTACCGCCAGTACCTGAACCGCTACCAGCCCCTGCGCCACCCGCAACTACGGGATTTTTATAAAGAATTGGGTTTCCATCAGGTCCAAGAGTTTGACCATAATGTGTTCCTGCAGGAGCAGGATGCGCTTGAGCGTAAGCGGAAATAGTGTTAGCAATTTTTTGATTTGTTGAAAGAGGCGCAACTGGTGTTGAGGCATAATTGATTGCTGCTGCCTGATCTGCTGCACTTGGCGTATATGTAGAAGTTGGGGTAGCAACGCTTCCGTCATCAATTAAAGCTCGACCTGTATAGATAGCCATATTTCTCCCTAGAATCCGAACATTTGCTTGATTTGAGAAGCAAGGTTAGCGGCATCATTTTTTGCTGCATTTGTATAATCATATCCATACTGCGGATCAGTCTTGATCTTATTCATAACATCAGACATATTGGCTTGAGTTGAAAGACCAGGCTTTGCTGGATCTGTCTTAACAAGAAGTCCCTGCCATTTTGGATCTTGCCAATTTACTTGATCGGGAGAAATATCTAAAGTATTGGCAATGGTTGTAGCAAATGGCTGAAGGTAAGTCTTTGGAGCGATACCGGCATCAATTGCTGCGCTCATCCATGGGAAAAGGCTTTTAGCCTGATCTTTAGCGTACTGAGTAAAGATCTGTTCAGCATTACCACCAAGGGCAGGGTTCTGATTACCAGGGGCAATAATGCCTTTAATAAAGGTTTCCATTTGTGCTGGATCTTTAGGAAGCGGAATACCATAGTTGCTTGCAATTGCAGCCATATCGCTAATGGTTTTACCAATAGTTCCACCAGGAATTTTGGCAGTTGGATCATAATGGTACTGAGCAGTTAATGCTGCTTTGATTTGATCTGTAGTAGTCCAGCCGTTGACATAGGCATCTTCTGCAACTTTGTTTAAAGATTCTGCTGGAAGATTTAACCCAAGTTCGTTGGCAACTGGGGTTACTGCTGAATCAAGGGTATTCTTAACATTTTGATTGTAAGTTCCTACATCAGAAATCTTTTGAGCCATGGCATCTCGAACCGCTTTGCCATGTGTGCCAAACCAACTTTCTTCAGGCTTAACTTCGACAACATTTCCGCTTGCATCAACAGCATGGGTTTTAATGTAATCGGTATAAGCCTGACCCTGAAGTGCTGTTCCATTTTTACCTGCTGTAAGGGCAGATTTAAGAACTGGACCAATAGAAGGGTCGTTGTACCAAGCAGCAATAGAACCAAAATTACTATTTAAGAAATCTTGAGTTGCTTGGTCAAAATTAACATTGGTCGCTGTTTTAGCAACTTGAGTAGAAGATACTGTTCCACCTGAAGGAACTTTTGCTTTAGGTGAGTGGATAACTGTTTGTGCCATTATGCGCCCTTCAACATTGACATGAACTGACTAAGACCATCGGCTGCAGCTTGAGCTGATGCTTCGGTTGGATTCTGCTGAGCAGCATAGTTAGCCGCAGCAATGCTTGCTGTAGGTGGTGCTTCAACCGCATTGATTCCAGGCTGAGTGCTTTTAATTGGCTTAGAAGCTGTTTGACCTGTTTGTTCAAATTGAATTGGATTGGCAGGTGCATTAAATGCTGCTGCTTTCTTAGCATCAACTTTAGCGTTACCATATGAAAGAACAAGATCTTGATATTTCTTGGCAAAATCTGCTGCTTCTTCAGGAGATGCTGAACGACCAAGAGTTGTCGCAAATGCTGTTTGCGCTGCAGAAGTTAGATCTGCCTGAGCAGGAACGCTGACTACGGGAGTTGTAGTCTGAGTGCTGTTGATAGTGCTAAAAGATACGCCACTCTTTTTGGCATTTGTCGCGGTTGTGTTAAGGAATCCAGCAACGCTCATTTGATTGCTAGGCATAGTGGTATTTACATTGTGAAGGGTAGTAATAAAACTACGAACTGCAGTTACATCTTGGTTAGTCCAGTTAAGGCGAAGATCTTTGGCTGTATATCCCGGAATGGTGTTTTTGAGAATATCTCGGATGCCACCCCAATTTTTGTTATTGGTTGCAGCCATAGCATTGATCGCTTGATAAATCTGATCTCCGGTCATCTGACCATTTTTAGGAGTGTTAGGAAGCCCAAGCCCAGTTACATCGTATGAAGCCTTTGCTGCTGCAGCCCAGTTGGAATCGGTTGTTCCACCGCTACCTGGCAATGTAGGAAAACTTGAACCAAGGTTATCAACAGCAGAATTACCAGTTTTAACTGATGGCTTTGTTGCTGAAGGGCTTGCGCTTGGAGTTGGGATTGAAGATTTTTGTGAATTTCCGTTACTTGTTTTATTTGGAATTACATCTCCTGAAGATTTACCTGAAACGGAAGCATTTATTTGACCAACCCAATTATTATTTTTTAATGTATAAGTTGGAGAATTGGATTTAATTATTCCGTTTTCTTGATAAATTGCTGTTTTGGATTTTCCATCATCAACAATAATCCAACCAGTTGCACTAGGTGCTTTTTGGTCTCCAGCATCAATTGCCTTTTTAGGATCAAAAGGTGGGATTTTTGAAGTAGCCATTACATTCCTTCCAATGGACCGTACTTAGACTGATAATACTTTTTGTAAAAAGCAGCAAAAGACTTATCTTGCAAAGATAGTTCGACAGCACCTTTACGGAAAGCATCCATTGCAGATGCAAGTGTAGTGCTATCTATCGAATCCTTGCTTATTAAGGATTGAAGTTGATCGTTGTAAGCAACCAATTTATCGTAAAACGGAAGGTAAGCGGGGGCTACTTTTTGAACATCTTCGCGTTGCTTGCTAATGGCTGCTTTTTGATTGGCAACTGCGATAAGGATCTGAGCCGAATCCCACTTTGGATAGACATGGTTTACTAGATCATTGATAGTCGCAGTAGAAACCTTTTGACCGCCAACCCGAGGAATGTCTGAAGGCCAAGCGTAGTTTCCACCCCTGCGGTTTGCCTCAAGAACTGCAGAAATCTTGGTCATTAACTGAGAGCGAAGGTTCCAGCCAGCGTTCTGCTGAGCTGTGTAGTTAAGGTGATCTTGGCTTGCCCAATCAGCCTGTGAGCCACGGTGTAGGGCATTGCCAATCTCCCATCCTAATTCTTTAGCGCTTGACCAAAGTTCTCCGCCCAATTGAGTTGGCTTCTTTCCGTTTGGGTCATTACCAATCAAGATATTAGAAAGATCACGATAGGCAGGAATAAGTGCTGCAATTGCTTGAGCCGAATCCTTAGTTGTAATTGGCTGAGGTGAAACCATTGCCACAAAGAGTTGCTTGAGAACATCGTATGGAAGTCGGTTAATTCCACCAAACTGACCAATGCCTACGCCATGGAAGAATGGATTGAACTTTTCTACTTCTTTAAACAATGGCAAATTAGTTTCCATCCATTGCTTAGTTTTTTTACCATCTGCTGAGTCATAAGCAGCAATAGCCGCAGCAGTCATTAAGCGAGCGCCAGGGTTATCGAGGATGTGACCACCCAACTGACGCATAACTGTCTTTTCAAACGAGAATGGGAAAAAGAACGCATTGACTGTTTTTTCAGCAGCGGTGCGATTTCCATAAGAATAGATGTTGTCAAATTTCTTGAGAACAGAAGCCTTGTCAATCTGAGATACATTGCCACCGGCATCGGCAAGCGCGGCATTGTGCAAGTAATAAATATTACGAGCCTCAATAGCGCGTGGGTTGTAAACATTGTAAATATCGTTTTGATCGAATTCTTTGGTTACATAATCAGTTACTTCTTTTTGAACTGGGTTTGCTCCAAGATACTGATCGCGTAGTGCGTATGCCCGTGCTTCTTCTTTTGGACCCAATGCCTTTAAAGCATCGGCTGCATTAAGGGTAAATGGAATATCTTCGGTAACGCCCTTGAGAGCAGACTTAACTGCGCGAAGATAGGCAAAGCGATATGAACCTTGATAACGGAATGAAAGCAACTGCTTTTGAATATTGCCAGTTATATCGAGAATATGTGCGCCATTAACGCCCAATGGAATATTACCCAAACCAAATGTGCTTCCAAGCATTTTGGTTAATGGGCTTTGACCATTGACATAAGTTGGTGCGTCACGAAGTCCCTTTTGCATGGCATAGTAAAAATCATTAGCGGCTTTTTTGCTAATTCCTACTGCCTCAACTTCACGACCAAACTTATCTGTAATAAGTTGATTGTCCCCACCTTTATTGGTTAAGGCATCTACAACCTGCTTGCGAGTCCAATATTGAGGACCTACATCTTTTGTTAATGAATTTTTGATTGCAGCCTTAGCATCCTCACGGGTCATCTTTGGATCAGAAGCCATGAGCTTCTTGATTTCATCTTCCCACATTCCACCCCTGAGTGGGCGAATAAATTTGCTTGTGCGAGAAGTAGCAACTGCAAGTTGACCTGAGATAAATAGATTCATGTCAGGCTTAATAACATTCTGTAAGAAATTAGTCATACGAGATGCAGTAGCCCATGCAGGATAAGCATCAGGGTTTGCAGACAAATGATCTTGAATATTGTTAAGCATCTGAGAGTACGAATGTTGCGCTGCAACTGATGGTTCTACCTGTTGGAAATCAAGACCTAATCTGTCTGCAAAGCGAGACATTAGATTTTGAGAACGACCAAGTACATTTAATGGAATTGGTGTATTGGCAAACGCATGACCAATATCAGTTCCATAAACTAACTTTCCACCAAGAGCCTCAAGTTTAGCAACTGATGCTCTGAAAGCAGGAGAAGCATCCGCAGCCAAAGGAGCATCGCCAGCAAGCAAATGAGAACGCTCAACGACAAGATCAATAAGATTCTTGGTAGGAACATAAAGTAAATCTTTAACATTTCTGTTGAGTTCTTCGCCAAGGTATTGAAGCACTTGATTGCGAAGTTGAATTTCTGCTGTAGTGGCAGAGTTGTAATTAAAATTCTTTGGAAGATCAGAAATCTTAGTTGTGTTTTTTCCACCAGCAAAAAGTGTTTCTAGATCGGAATTATCATCAAGTGCTTTAGGGGCTACATATCCAGGCTTTGCTTTTTCTAATTGATTGTAAAACTGCATTGCTTTGGCTTGTGCATCATTTGCTGTTTGACGCTCTGTATTCATGTGACCAAAGCTGGGAATAAGAGTTTGGTCATTAAGTGCTGCTTGTTCAGCATCTGTAATGCCTTGCTTAACTCCCTGTGCGCGAAGTTGCTTTGCCAATTCTGTTTGTGGTGTTACAACATTGCCATCAAGATGTGGGGCAATTTCGTTACGCATGATTTCATCGCGCTGAAGTTTGTTCATAAAGTCTTTTGCATAAATATAAGTTTTATCAGACTTCATGTTAAGAATAGAACGGTTTAAATCTTTTGCATATAGTCCAGGCTTGAGCAAATAACTTTCACGGGCTTGCGACAAAAGATTTGGATCATTCAAAATTGCATGAGAAGTTTCACGCATAAAGTTTAATCTTTGGTCATCTGTCATTGCTTGCTGAGTTAATTTAGAAGCAAATGGAGCATTAACAGATGTTCCTGTTTTTGCTTCTAAGAGCGATTGAGCGCCATGCCATGCAGCCATTTTGTTAAGATCATGGAAAATGCTTGCATCAACTGCTGATTGTGGGATACCTGCTTCTGCTGCCTTAGCAACTGTGGCTTTATAACTTTCGCCAGTTCCGCGTTCCCAGTTAGCAAGGACTTGATTTTGATTAAGTCCATCAACCAACTTTTGACGAGCGTTCTCTACTTTTGATCCAATTACCGCAGAAGGAGCTGCAGAAATATCGTAAGTTGGGGCATGAAGTCCTACTTGCAAAAGGTTAAGTGCATTTCCTTCAATACCGGCAATTGGTCGAAGGTTTTCAAGAGCCAAAGCCTGACCGCCATTTGGATCACCAAGGAAGTTTTCGGCATTACCAATAAGACCAAGTTTTAATCCAGCGGTAGGAATAGATTTTCCAGCAATTTTTCCAATAACGCCGACAATAGGCAAGCGATATGGGGTTGCAAGAAGTGCGCGGTTTGCTTTCCATCCATCAGCAAGACCTGTAGCAACCTTGTTAACGCTGTTCATAAAGTTAAGGGTTGGAATATTTTGCAAAGACTTTGTAAATGCGAAACGACGCATACCATCTTCCGTCTCGGGAAGAATAGAATTCATTACCCACTTGCCGGTTTTACCTTGTTGGAAAGTAGAATCCGCACCAAGGTCTGTAAAGAATGAACCTGCAGTTGTCTTTGCTCCTGCTGCTTTACCTGCTGCAGTTGCACCCTTAATTGCAAGAATTCCTTCTTCGCCAAGTTTTCCAATAGTTGATGCGGTAAGAGCTGTGCTTGCAACATTTACCAAATCTTGCATACCCAATGGGGTTTTCAAATACTGATCTAAATTCTGAGTTTTTTGATTCTCAATAATTCGACCAGCAGAATCAAATGCGTGTGGAATCTGTGCCGCTAGTTGAGTTTGTGGTTTTACACCTTCTAAAGAACTAACTGCATTTTCTTCTTTAAGAAGTAATTTACCAGGAACTGCCAAGGCTTTTAAGGCATCTCCTAAAGCAGATTTGCCCATGCTAACAACAAGCGGAATTGCTTTGTTGAGAAACGTCGGTCCAAATATGTCGCTAAATAATTTACCAGCGCCAAATGTTCCTACTGCTGGCTTATTCTGTGTATCAAGGTGCATTTGATATGACTGGTTATTCCAGTCTGCAGTCCACACTCCATTTGGCTTAAGGTTTTTTCCGTAACCTGCAGCAATCATTTGATTCTGAATATCAGTAATTGTTTCGTTTGGAATTGATGGAACACCAGTATTTTTAAAATGGTCATTCATCTGTTGAGCAATTGTTGGTGGTTGCTTAACAGTAGGTTCGCCAAAAAAATGTCCTACGCCTTGCCAAATATCAGTAAGACCGTTTTTTACAGTTTGCAAAATGCTATACCCACCAGGGGTATTGCCAGTTTGCTGACCTACGGCTACCTGAACATTTGGATCTACATTGCCACTACCCGTTGCATGGGCAGTATCAATAAAGTTTGCTAAAGACTGAGCATTAGGATCTGCCTTTTGCTGAGTATTAACATTGGGCGTAATGTTTGGCATTAGTGTGGCATCTGATTTTCTGCTTGAAGGGCAAGATAATTACGAATGTAATTCACTTGTGGAGAAACATTATCTCCAAGTGAATTTAACAATGTTAATGCCGAAGATGCTGGATTGGTTTGAATTGTTTGTGGCATCGCTTCCGGACCAGCACCAGGGCCTGTTGGAAGTCCTGTTGTGATAGGCAATCCATGAGTTGTTGGCTGAGCCAATGGAGTTACTGGTTGCATACCTGCCATTGGAGATGCGCCACCTTGTTGTGCTGGAGCAGTAGGAGTTGCAGGAGCAGGTTGTATTGGACTTGATGTTGCTCCCATAGGAACTGCTTTTTGTGCTGCTAATTGTGCGCCAGCAGATCCATAGGCTTGCCCAGGAACTGCTGTTGCAGCAAGTTTATTTGCATTAAGGTTTTGACCTTGTGGACCTACAACATTTGCACCGTTCATGTCTGTACGGTTTGCGTATGCTTTTCCTGTTACGCCCTGACGAGCGCCACCGCGACCTCTAGAACCCATTATGCACCAGCCTTAGCGCCACCACCGAGTGATGCAAGGAACGCACCAACATCTTGTGGTTGCTGTGGTTGTGCCGGTGGTTGCTCTGCACCCATTCCTGGTTGTGCAAGTCCTGGCATTGTTTCAGGTGCGCCTGTTGGTGCAGGAGTTGCTTGACGCTTCTGAGCTTGTTCGTGAATCTTTGTTACCGCGTCAGCCAACGACGCTTTGTCCGACGCGACCAAAGCAGCAATAGCAGCCACATCACTAGGGGGAATAGCACCTTGAGAAGCCTGAGTTTGAATTGATTGGAGAAGCGCTTGCTCAAGTCCTTCACTAATAACACGGTCTTTCTCTTGCTCGGGATCGGAAATAAATGGATCAATTTCTTGTGCTGTTTGCTTTGACATGATTCCAATACCAATGCGCTGACCAAGACCTACAACAAGTGCGTTTGCATCTGCACCTGTGTGTGAATAGGTAACAACATTGTTATCATCTTCAAAATCTTTGTTTGGTACATAGTCAACATGACCCTTTGCACCACGCGATGAAATGTAGAAAGACTTGCGCTCATTACCAAAATAAGTCTTGGCAATTGCAATAGCGCGCTTGTTCTCTTCCTGCAAGGAAGCAGCAAAGATTTCCTGTGCTTCCTGAATTGGGAAATCAACTACGGCTGAAAGGATTGCATCTCCGCGCTTTCCAGTACGGACATTGGATGTTGATTCTCCACCGAACTCAGCAGGAGTACCAGAACCGATACGCTGCGCTCGCTCAATGCGATCCATCATTCCGTTGGTAGCAAATCCAGGATTAGCAGCCATTTCACGAATGTCTCCACCTTGAACCACATTTACCTGACCGGTACGACCATCGTAAGGTCCTGCTACGAAACGAGCAGTCTCACCTGGGCGAGATACAAGATAAGTGTCAGGGAAGATACCGCGCTCTACAGCAATGACTTCAAGAGCCATTAACTTAGACTGCAACTGGTACATACCAACAAGTGAGTCGAACTGACCCATTGGGCGATCAAGAGTGATACGGCCTGGAACTACAGCAAGGCAAAGCCCTGTTTTATTTTGGATGCGCTCGAGTTCTACATGAGGAACACCGCGAACTGGACCATCCCATTGAGAAAGTTTTGTTTGCGATGAAGCCATAAGAACTGTTACTTCAGCATCTGTGTATTCAGCAATCTGTACAAGATCAGTTGGCTTTGCTTTATCCCCACCAACGAGCTGTACTGCTGCATCAGGATAGTGTTGCTTGAGCCATGCGCGTGAACGAGTATATGTAAAAATACAATCGTTAGGAGTAATCTCATCAGGATCTTCACCGATAGATGGATAAGTGCTTAGGGGATCACGAATATCCCAACGAGCAGCGCCCCACTTTGTATCAGGGCGAAGAATGACTGGTGAGGAAGCATAGCCAATAAGCCAGCGAGCTCGACGGCGCATCTTCAACTGCATCTTATTTGCTTCCCACCAGCCCATTGTTGCGCGCTTACGGGTGCGAGCGCGCTTCTCAGAAGCATTGTTTCCTTCTTCAAGGGCAGGATAATAAACACTAGGCATTGTTGATGAGATACGCATTGCAGTCTGATCTAGACCAGTAGTAATAAGATTTGCGACAGCAGACTTCTCGCGTCGATCCATTTCAGGTAACGGAATAACGAGATCACCATTGTAGGCATCTCGTAGTTGACGCATTTGGTCAATCATTGGACCTTGGCGCTGTTGTCTTTCAGACAAAATATAAGCAATCTCAGCAAGTGTTGGACCGACCATTATTTACCTGACTTCTTCTTAGTTCTTTTTGCTGCAGCATTATCAACCAAATTTGGATATGGTCTGCCAGCAGCTTTTGCACTTGCCTTGGCTTTTGCCTTTTGCTCAGGGGTTAAAGGCTTAGAAACTTTATTAGGATTTTTTTTATCCCAAAATTCTTTTTTCATTTCTTACCTTGATTTCTTTTAGAAATTGCTGCGGCTTTCTTTTTAGCATCTGCTTTGCTAGAAGCACCCCATGCTTGTAGCGAAAGTAAAAGGCGAGTTGGATCTCCGTTAGGCTTGTGTTCAGGTCCTGGCATATTGCCCATACGAGCAAGAAAACTTGCCCTGCGTGGGTTATCGCCTGATTTAACAGGAGCCTTTATATCGTGACCTTTAGCATTAAGCGATGCTCTGCCTTTAGCGTTTAAGCCACCTTTAGGATTTTTGCCTTCTTTTTTTTGCCAAGCCTCAGACATTACTTACCCTTTTTGATTTTTGCTACGAGAGCCTTATCCATTTTCATATCTGCTTTAGCAGATGGTTTCTTTTTATCCATAGCAGCATCGCCTTTTTTAAAGGCTGCTTTTTGCTTCGGGGTTAATCCCTTTGTTACTTTAGCATCCTGCTTTTTATCTGTTTTTTCGCTGTACTTAGCCATTACATACCCTTCTTGCTTTTTACTCCGGAAACCTTTTTGAGGTTTGGGTTAGCCTTGAGTGCGGCAGGAGATGCTTTACGAGCGCCAGCAGCAAGAATTGCTCCTGCTCGCTTTGAGCTAACTCCTTCTTTCTTCGCAATCTGTGCTTGAACGGCTTTGAATCCTGGGTGTGCTTTCTTTGCAGCCATGTCATTTCTCCTTAGACAGTCTTGTTGATTTTTTTGCCAGCAGACTTAGACTTCATAGAAGCCTTGGTCTTTACGACTACATCTTTTTCGCCACGCTTTTTTTCTAGAGCTGCAATAGCTTTACCTTCAGCATTTTCATGTTTAGCCATTGCTGCCTTTGAAGAAAACTTTTCCATTTTTGCCATGTCAATCTCAATTCTCGAGAGGCGTAACTTGTGTGTAAATATACCACTTAACGGTAATGAATTACCTATTTCCCCATCGAGATCCTGACATCCAACTTGGTCGTGCAAACTTTGGTGGGTTAGTCATATTGGCATGGAACAAATTCGGTGCGTTCCAAATTAAGAACCAATGCGCCATAACGGTATCGTCGGTTGATCCTTCAGGCCATTGAATAAGTTCTTTAACCATTGGTTTCATCGTTGCCTTTGAGCCAATGTAATCGCCACCGCTAGGGAAGCGAACGCGACCAGCTTTATAATGTGGGGCAAGGGTTTGAACACCAAAGTCCTCATCGGACTTGTTGCGGTTAGTCTGATGCGGGACAAGGCTGACATTGCGAATCGCTGCCCACCGTTTGAAATGATCGTACTGAAGCATGAAGCGTTGCGCTGCATTTGCCTCAACGATTAGCGTGGTAAACGGATGACCCTGATCATTGGCGCGTTGCCACCATTCCTCAAGCAACCCCGTGTACTGGCGCGTGTCTTGGTTGTAGTCCAAAAAGTCAGGAGCATCCATAGGCGAGCGCACCAAATCAACCAAGTGTTGCATTTGGGTTTCTGCTGAGTAAGCCCACCATTGGACAGCCCAGTACTTTGTAGGAGACGGGTCAGCAGTTACCACCGAATAAGCGTTGATGCCAACAGGCCATTTACCGATGATGCGATCCTCATCCCAAGAACCTTGGTGCATGACACCGGTTGAATCTTGTCCACCGTCAATCCATGCTGGCTGGATCAAGCTCGCTGCCTGATCTACATCCTCTTGTTGATAGAGAGTCTGAAAGCGATCTAAACGATTTTTTTTGATTCGGGCAAGTTCTCGCCACGGCAATCTATATTCATCTAAAAGACAACCGTGTGGGTAGTTGCCCTTATGAACGCCGCCGTTTTTATCAGCATCACATAGTTCGTCGTAATGCGCCTTGTAAACAATGTGGTGATATTTTTTGGGGGCTTTCTCGGGGGTTTCCTCAAATTCCTCAGACCAGTCAACTAGGTTAAGTGCGTACCGGTACAGATCATCTGAAGCCATGCGCTGACCTTGAAGGATTAAAAGCCCACCTGGATCAAGACGCGTCTCAGCTTCCGTTTCCCACCAACTGATTAAGTTCTCTCGGGACTCAACTGTACGGATGTTTGTTTTATCGACAAGGTCATCCCAAATAACTGTGTCAAAGCGCCCACCCAAGAAGCCTGAATCCATACCGTATGCGACGAAGTTTGGTTCTTTGTCGTCAACTGCCACTCCACCGTCTTGCGCCAAGATGAATTCCTCAAGTCTCCATAGGTCTGAGTTACTTGGTTTGAATCTTCCGAAGTCTGTGATGAGAGTTGATTTTGCATCTTCCGCTAAGCCTTTCTCAAAGAGGATGGGGTCAGCCTTAACAGGTGTGACGCGTTCAAAGGTACGACGGATACGACCTGTGTACTTAACTGCCTGACCTGCTGTACGAGATCCGATCATAGTTCTACGCGAACGGTCACGGACTGCAAGCCACACCGGAAAGTCGTGTGTCCATGTTGTTGACTTACCAACGCCAGGTGGACAGTTGATAACAACATATTCTTTGTTGGGGGTTGCTGCTAACTCAAGCATCTTGTACGCAGCTTCTTCCACCCATGGTGAAGTAGAGCGCGCAAAGTAACGCTGACGGAAATATCCAAAATCTTCTATCGCTCGTTGTGCGTCGCCTTTAACATCATCAATTCCAAAGACACCAGCCTTCTCAAAGCCAAACTCACCAAGTACGCGGTTAAGTCGTGAAGTTGGAATTGGCAACTGACGCATAACAGATGAGTAACTAATGCCAGCCATCTGCGCGGCGGTTCGTTGGGAGTGTCCTTCGCTGACTGCTTTTGCATACTTACGCCAGCGCGTGTCATCAATGCGTTTGTTACTGTTGCTCATCAGGCTCAATTCTTGCGTGTAGGAATCCAGTTACATTAGTTATGTACAAATGATAGAAAAAATGTTTGCGCTTAATATGTGCTTTCAAATCCAAAGTCCATAGATCAAGAGCATCCATAAATACAACGCTTGGATAACTCTCAGACTTCCATTTGCATTTAGGGCAATGAGCTGAGTATTTACCTTCTTTAAGATCAAACATTACTCTCCATGGTTATCCCTTTCCGTAATGTTTAACCCTATCACTTGCAATGCTTGTAATTGATGCTATCGTTCGTTTACCGCAAGGGGAAGTTGCGGTTATTGGAAAAAACTTAATAATGGCAGCGCGGCACACCATGTAAAAAACCGCGCACACTACTGACTCTAGTGTGGCCCCGTTAGATGGGTTAGTCTTTACTGCCCGAATGTTGATCGGCAAAAGGTTAGCCACCGAGGAACTCCTGAGAGCAAGGGAGTTAAACAGCGAGTATCTATTAGCTCATAAACACGAATCACCTTATGAGCATTACAACAACTAATAGATTACATATAGCGTGATTGGGAGCAATCCCCTATCTAACAGATAGTCCTTAACTAAGGCTATCTATGTCCACCACCGGTCAATCAGTTACGCCGCGATTAGTGAGTGGCTTTAAAACCATTACTCATAGATGAGAAGATAGCCTTAAAGCTATACGACAAACTTGAGTCACACCGACTCAACTACGACTGGTCAATAGGTTACGCTGATGACATATAGTTCATATGGTGATATGAAATTGGGTCGCGCCACCCACCCTCGGCACATCCCCCGTCAAAGCTAGACAGATCACGCTTAAATGTCTAACCCTTAACTTAACCGTTAGAGATAGTCCGATAACCTGCAGACAATGGCGAGAGGTTGCAGAAGATGGGACTAGATAGAAAATAGCGCGGAAGTTCTCAGATAACGACTAGCCACTAGTGCGAACCGCAAGCATTGAAAAGGTTGGGGATAAAATGGGGAAAAGATAACGCGGAATAACTCACTATCTTCACAAGATATGCACAACTATAAAGCGATAAACGGGGATAAGTGGAAAGAATTCCGGGGAAATAGTGGAGTAATACCATCCCACCCCTAGGCCCTAAGAATTTAAGCGTGAAATAACCCCGAGCAGCTACCGAAAGGCCCGCCGCCTATGGTGAGCCTATCCACCCGGCTTAGATACCGGGATGACACAATTTCGCAACACTCCCGGCGAGCTATTCGCGGCCTTTATTTCTCAATTTCTAGCCCCGGGATGCTTGCCTAACCGTAATCTTTCCGGCTATCCTTACGCCTAACGAGTCCGGGAGAGTCCGGGCCGAATTGAAAGGTTAGGATATGAGCGCATTAGATACCGGCGTAATAGTTGCAATAGGTAACGATCAAGAGTCAACAACTCCCCGAGCATGGGTGGGATGCTTATCGTGTTACAACTCCGGCAGCTTATTTGGTAAGTGGATCGATGGAGTCGAGTGCGACGATCTAGAGTCTGCCGGGATCGCAACTATGGAAACGGTCGGAGAATATTCGGCTTATCGCTGCGTGAAGTGCTTCGGCGATGAATTCTCGGTAATGGATCATGAGAATTTTCTCGGACTTATTACCGGAGAGTGCAGCACTACCGAAGCAGCAGAAGCAGCGCGGCAGCTCGCAGATATTGCAGACGATGAGCGCGAGATAGTTATCGCCTGGCTAAGTAACGGGATGAAGTTCGATCTCGAGACTATGCGCGATAGCTACATCGGAGAATATTCAAGCGATCAAGACATGGCGGAAGAATATATCTCCGGCACGGGCATGCTAGATGATGCGCCGGAATTTTTAGCGCGTTACTTCGATTATGAGTCTTTCGCTCGCGATCTTATGCACGATATTTTCGAAGTATCCGGCCACTACTTTCGGAGTTACTAAGTGAAGCTAACGAGACGCGGCGAGCGCATTAGGGCATTACTCATCACGGCGCTATTTATCGGAGTTATTTACTTACTTAATTACTTACTCACTCCGAAAGGTTGCAGGGTATCGGTTGAACATATGTCGCAAGGTTGCAAGGATATTTTATTCCCCCATTAAGTAAGCAGCGCGGCCCGGCGGCTCGGGAGTGTTCGACTCACTCCCCGCGCACTATCTCTTAGGGATCGGCCCGGGAGATTATCGAAAGGTTAAACGATGAATAGCACACTCGCAGAAAATACAGTAAATACCGGAGTAACAATTAGCGCGGATCTATTTCGCGATCTACTCGCCGGCGCTTCGGTCGCAGCTCATCCGAAAGACGATCTAACCGCGCTTAACGGCGTAAACATTCGGGTAATCGATGGAGAGTTAAGAGTAACCGCTACCGATAGATTCCGAGCTATTATCGGAGAGACTTCTCTCGAGTCCGGAGATCTCGAAGCGATCACGATTCCACTAGCGAGCGTTAAGAAGATCCTCGCAGCGCTTAAGGCCTTACCTAAGCGCACTTTTAAGCCGGTAACGGTTAATCTATTTAAGGCCGGGGATATTCTTACCGTATCAATTAGCGCGGCTTCGCTTGAGTCTCCCGGGGATAGCTTCTCGATCTATCTCCCCGGCGCAAATTTTCCCGGTCCGGAGACTCTCGAGAAGCTATGGGATAGCGAGAAGATAGCACTCTCGGAATTTTCACTTAACGCGGAATTTTTAGCGAGCTTCGCGAAAGTGCCGGGATCGAATAAGGCCGGAATAAATAAATTTTCTTTCCATGGCGAAAATAAGCCGATAACTATCGAAATTTCTCACGATTCGATTAAGTGGCGCGGCCTACTTATGCCGGTACGCATTAAATAACCCGGCAGCGCGGGCCTAGTGGCCTACGCGAGAGTGCGATCCTCTCGCCGCGCACTAGCTCATAGGATCGGCTTATGAGTGAGTGAAAGGAAAATAAAGTGAAAGAATATACAGTAACCCGCTACAGCTTCGAGGAATTATCTTCCGAAGCTCAAGAAAAGGCCTTAGAAGCATGGAGATATTCTCTTTATATGGAGATTCCGGACTATCTTCTCGAAGAGTCTATGCTCGAAGAATTAGCCCGAGAGATCACCGGCGCTTATGATCTACCCGGCGCGGATGATCTTAAGATCTCTTATTCCCTAAGCTATAGCCAGGGAGACGGGGTTAGCTTCTCCGGTCGAGTAAATAAAGAGACGGCCCCCGGCTTATCCTGGCCCGATTCGGCTATTTACGCAGAATTTAAGCGGAATTCTAATCACTACTCGCACGGTTACACGGTTACGCCGGAATTATTCGACGCGGAAGAAGAAGAGATAAGCGACGGGATCGAAGAATTTCGCGAGTCCTATCTTAAGATCTGCCGGAATTTAGAAAAGTACGGTTATAAGTGGGTCGAAGAGTGGACTAGCGAAGCTCACGCAAGAGAAGAGATCGCAGAAGCCGGAGATATTTTCCTATTGTCCGGGAAAGTCGATCACCCTGCCGGAGTTAACGCATGAGCGCCGGGACTCTTATTCGCTGCGATGAGTGTTCGGAAATTGTGAAAATAACCCTAGACCGTTACGGGTCCGGGGTTATGGGGGTTATCTCTTGCCCTAATTGTGGCGAGTCTTACGATACCGACGCAGAAGCCGACTCTATTTCATGGGGAGAGTTAGCCGAACTTACTCACGCTACCGCGCTTGAGCGCTTCGGCTTCTGCCTATGCGAAGATCCGGGAGACTCGGAAGAGCTTCCATATTCCGACTGTCCGAAATATGCCGGTAACGGAGAACTCGTAAGCGTTAACGAGTCCGGGTTATTTATTGACTCGTTAGGCCGCTTCGGGTATCGGACTCACTTCACCGGCGCTTATATCTGCTATACCTGCGGGGCCTTATGCGATCCGGACCGGCACGGATGGGAGAATGAAGAGTAAGCCCTAACTATAAAATAAAAAAGTCTTAGACTTTATAGAGAAAAAAGTCTAACCCTCAACCTACGGGGGCGGGGTCGGATTTTTCAGGGACTAGTGCGAACTCAGTATCAAGAAAATTTATTGCAAGCCACCTAGTGAGAACTCAATCTCCGGTGGCTTGCTTTTTTTCTTTTGTTAATTTCAATCGTTCTTCTAGCAATAAATCAATCGATTGGATCAGGTTCATTTTTTTTCGCCAGTCCATCCGATTACCGTACTCATCTTTTTTAAGATCCCGTGAGAGATTCGCAAGAGCTTCATCTATCTCAGCAAGAGATTCATTCGTAACGGTAAGCACCAACATATTTTAACCTTGATTACGGTCATCTCGCTTTGCTTTATATGCGCGAACATCGTCAGCCAAATAGAAAACATCTCGACCAACTTTCTTCACCCACTTAATCGCACCGCGATGCTGCATTTGTCGAAGGTTGTTTAGATTGACTTGTAAAAACTCAACAACCTGTTTAGACGACCAAAGTTCTTCACTCATTAGAAGGGCGCATCCTCACTTTGTGTAGAGGTTACAGGTGCATCTTCAGTTGCATCTTTAGATACGCGCTCAACCTTTTCAATTTCGCTTCCGATAATGTCTAGAGAAGTGCGAACCTCTCCACTATCTGTTGTGAATTGAGACTGAGCTAGTCGGCCCGTGATCGTCACGGTATTACCTTTAACAAAGCGATCAACAACTTTCTCAGCAGAGCCACCAAAGAAAGTTACTTGGAACCACATGGTCAAACCGTCAACCCACTCACCATTGACGCGATGACGCTGACCAACGGCGAGTGAGAAGTTGCAAATAGCCTTGTTATCTTTCGTAAACTTGAGTACCGGATCTTTTCCAAGGTTGCCGGTGATAGTGATCTGATTCATTATTTACCTTTCTTCTGTTGTTAGTACCAGGGATTACCTAGCTTTGCTTGATGATTCCAAAAATTAAGAGCCTTACACGGGCTTCCATAACGCACCGTAATATATCGTAAACCTGCCTTAATCTGAATTACAGGATCTTTGGGCATATATGGATACTTGTAATTGCCCCATGTCTGAGGCAAGAACTGAGCGATACCAAATGCACCCGACGATTTATTGAACGCTTTCGGATTCCAATGACTCTCTCGATTCCAAAGAGTGTTCAAGCATTGAAACTCTTTGACGATTTTCCATTGCTTGAGAACAGATTCTCTTGCAAGCAAACGCGGTGACATTGCAAAATGTACGCTTTTACTTGGAGCTACTGCCGCTTGCGCTGGAACAATATGTAAAAACCCTACCATTATGGCTGTTAAAAGGGCTTTACGGCGTAGGCGAATCGCCTAGCCTTTCGCCACCTTTCGGCAGACTTCGCAAGCGTTATCAACCCAACGCTGTGCGCCACACTTGCAATAAATAACTTTTGAATCATCCATGATTTCCCCCTAACGGTGTTGGTTATGGACAAGGAACTATTTTAGCGTTATTGAATCCTTGATCTTCGACTTAGCAATGTCTCGGGCTACCTGTAAGCCACGCGTGTACGCTTGTTCAGGTGTAAGATCCACCGGCAATTCTTTGAAATCTAGAATCTGCTGTTGAATCGCGCTCACAATATCTGAAGCTGTACGGTTAAGAACCGTCAGCATAAGGCTATTGATCTGTGGGCCTAGTGATTTTGGATCGGGTTTCATTTACTGGACATTCCTTTCACATTGATACTTGGGGTTGCGTGGAACTGTTTGGTCATCTGTTGACCGCACTTTGGGCATTGAGGAATAGAACTATCCTCAAGTGATTGGTGCATCTCGATCATTGAGTAATCGGAAGAGCAACGATATTCGTATGTAGGCATTAGTGCTTCACCACCCTATAATTCATAACCCCACAATTACTACATCCAAATGAGATCTGAGTTATATTGCGCTTGAGAATTAAATCAATCTCAATTTTGGTATCGCAATCGCTGCAATACAAAGCATCAACATATTGATCTGATACTAGGTAATAGCCCGCTTCATCAATGATCTTGGGATGGCTGTCACTAATTGCTTCAGCTTGATCTGCAAATTCGCTCATAGAATTACCGACTTTTCTCTTAAATACAATTCAATTAAATGTCTTAATTCAGGTGAATCTTCAATAAATACATCCATCAAATCCAAATATTTATTTACTTCCATTACTCTTCACCTTCAATCTCTGTTTGGCATTTAGGGCAGGTAGCAACCCATATTCCGCGCTCGAGAAATACTTCTTGCTCAAATTCGTCATCACAAGTTGGGCAATATGCAACAACTTCTATCTCAACTGATTCGACTCCTGGATAATATGAGTAAGACATTACGCACCCTTCTTTACAACAGCGCCTAACGAACACCAACGGCACTCAATAATTGCATCATCACCGGTGCGATGAATAATAAGATCGTTAGCGAAACCGCCTTTAGTGCCACACCAAATACAAGTAAGACCGTGGCTCATTTGTTTTCGATTCTGTGGCATAGACCTTCAAGAGCTACACCAGCAAAAGTAGCAAGCGTAGATAAAAATAAAACAACTAGAAAGAAACTCATAATGCACCTTTTCTCTTGGGGACTCTCCCCTGTTACTGCGTAATCTATTCCTGATTAGTTACGGTGTCAAGAGAATCGCCATAACCGGCATCTCTGAGCAGATTCAATATCTGCCCGACGGTCATAACCGCCCACCAATCTTCAACTGAACCCAAGCCAACGCCATTGGGTTTCACAACCAATACACCGTAATCGGCTTTGGCATTTATGCGTTCAACTTCAGTTTCTTTTAACCATTCAGGAAACTTATATGTTTTGTGATTCTTGATCTCGAACACCAAACAAGGCGCGCCCGATACATCACCCATGTCGTTAGCCCCTGAGAGCGAACGGCGCTCCACCATAGGGAAAGACTCAAGCACTCTCGCGTTCTTTACAAACGCGGTTTCTGCACTTGTGCCTTTTTGTTTAGCCTTACTCACTAACGATTAACTGAACAGGGTCACGCACGATCTTGTGACAGCCACCATAACCGTTGTCCAAATAAATATCAAATGTCCCGTTGTGATCGGGTCCATCAACTATTCGGATTGTGCCTTGGTCTTTGTCAATAATTACAGGGTCGCCAAGCTGAAGGTTGGCTGGATCAATTGATACGGTAGTCATTTTTATTCCTTACTCGTAATCATTACGGTCTAGGGTACACATTACGGGACCATTGTTCAAGTAATCTTTTCTTCACTTCATCAGGGATGGAAACTGCTTGCTCCCTGGCTCTCTGAGCCTCTAGATCGAGTTCTAAAGCCTTTTTGCGTTCAGCCTCATCTCTTAACCTAGCCTTTTCCAATTCAGCCTTTATAAGCTCGTCAGGGCTGAGTTTTCGGGGTGGCAGGGGATCATCCGACCAACGCTCTTCATCAAGCCAGCGAGCAGGGGAAGGGGTAAAGGTTGGATCTCGATTGGGGTCAGCCGCATAAGCCTGGACTGCATCAAGAATAACCTTGGGGTTTACTTTGGTGATTGCAACTTTCCAAGATTCCCTTGCGCTGACAACGCTTACCTTGCGAGGATAGGCGTTCCAAAATAAACCAAAATCATCAATGACCATTCATCAAACTCCTTACCTGTACTTCATCAATGCCAAACCGAGCGATGGATTTTAATGTCCGTACTCGATTCTCAAAGAATTTATTGCTCATAAACGATTGACGCTCGATACCGGTTAGCCCGCCCCAAACGCCAAACTCTTCATTCTCAAATGCCCACTTCAAACAATCTGCCCAAATGGGACAACTAAAGCAGATGGCACGAACCGCTTCGGTTGTATCAGACTTCTGCGGGGATGCCCGCATTTCCTCAAGATCGAAGAAAGTATTTACGGGCATCCCAACGCAATTGCCTTGATCCCAATCTATGCCCGCCTCAAAGAACCGCATCCCACCTCGCCCGTCTCGTCGAAGTATTCGCAATACATCTTGCAAAAATGCTTAGGCTTTTCGGGGGAAGGAATCTCTTTCTTAGATGCGGCTTCTTTTACTTCATCGAGCCAAGCGAGAGCAGCTTCTGCTTTCGTTGGGTCATAAGGTTCTGAGTGGGTGAGTATGTCAGCCATCTTTCCATCGCGGGGGATGGTGACAAGTGCAACTTCCTTTGGATCTTCGCCACTAGCTTTAAGCATATGCGCGTAAACCTGCGCTTGCCAAATCTGTTGGTCGCTAGGGAAGTAACGAAGGGAAGCCTTGGTGGTGGTTTTCCAGTCCACCACCAATTGCTTGTCCCGGATATAAAGATCCGTATGGGCAGGAATTCCATACGCATCTAAAGTTTGCTCGATCAAAAAGTTATCACCAAATGGATCTTCAACCTTAATTGCTTCAGCAATGCCGGCATGGATATAAGTTCCAAGAATTGCAGGTAACTTCTCGGTTGCATTAGTTTCAGGATGATCTACCAATTGGTAATACACCTGACGACGGCATCCACCAAGTTGCGATGGGCCGATTTCTTTCTGTTTAGATCGATCTCGTTTGCCATCTTCTGCGATGAGAGCGCCAGTTAAAAGTTTATAAAGAAATACATTAGTTGTGTCGCTCATTTCTTCTCCCATACTGTAACCATGCGGGCGTGTGATGAAACGCGTCGGGTCTTTTCAAACCCAACGCGCTCCACCGCACCGCCGTGTGACCAAGTGCGGATCTTTGCTCCAACCGCGTTATTGGAGTTCGGATTGCTCTTGTCGGGCAACCCGATTGCATCAATCAAATCTTCTGAAGTGAATCTTTCGCCGCTTGCTAAATCTTTAAACCACACATCAGCATCAAAACTCCAAAGTGATTTGGTGATAAGAGCTAATCGTGATCCTTCATTAGCAAGCACCTCTCCTGCGATGCTCATGCTTCAGATGCTTCCTTGAGTTCTGCAACTCGGGCAGAGATAACCTGCTTTAATGTTTTACCATCAACAGGTATATCTAAATACTGGGCTTCATCTGCCCATAGTGCGCGGAGTCCATCAATGTCGTGTGACGGCACGGAATTGATGAGAACAGTTGCGCGCTTGATTTCAAGTTCTGTTGGCTCTACAACTTCTGCTTCGGCAATCTGCTTTCCTGGTGCATCAGCTTTAACTGGTGTTGGCTTTTCTTCTTTATCAGCCTGAGACATTTCATCATTGGTATAAATCCCTGAGAGATCGTTGGGAAATGCTTTACGAAGAGCAAGTGCTTCGGCACACTTTGAAAGCATAAGGTCCGGCATCTTCTTCCAAATTGGAGAACCGGCATTGTATGAATCCCACTTAGCAACTGCATAAGTTGGGTGCGGGGTATCTTTGTAATAGACACCGATACGAGCAGCAACTGGTGGAGTTGGCTCTAACCAAACATCCTTCCAAACACCATCTTGCCCACACCACTCTGCGGGGGTCTGACCACCGTAGTTTCCTGAGCGTTGAGCGACGATGCGAAGTCCATCAATTGATGACTGGATGGTGAACTTTCCACCACGGGAGATCATGTAGATCTGACGGGCAAATGGGTCTAACCCTGTGCGTTGGCAATAGTGGTGAAATACCTTCATATCGCCTTCAGATGCCCCTGTAAGCCCTAATTGCTTGAGTGCAGCAACTTGGGTAGGAGTCCAGTTATCCTGCTCTGAGGTGAGAGCTAGGCTTTTTTCAGTCATAATCGAACCTTTCGTTTGGGGCTTCTAATTGCCCGTGTAGCCGTAATCTATCGGAGCATAATCTTTAATGTCAACAACCCCGTAATCTGTGTTTTGGGTGTGTCGCGTGAGAGGATTGCCTTATGGCATTTTCATCAATCGAGATCAGACTGGGCGGCCTATGGGTGTCGGTCCAAAGCGAGTTAACCTACCCTGATGGGATAGATGACCTGACCTCTAGGGCGCTTTTCATGTTTAAGGAAAGCGTAAATACAGCCAAGGCAAACAACATTGATATAACGGTGATGAGTTTGATGACCGGATACCCCGAGGATACTGACGAGTGACAACCATTATTGGAATTCAATACGACGACTCTTGCCTTATCGTTGCTGATTCCAGGGTAACCGATGACTCAGGAAAGATCTTCAGCCATCCAAATATGACCAAGATCAATGAGCGCGGAGCGTTTTTGATTGCCGGTGCTGGTGAGATTCTTCCCTGCGATGTAGTTCAACATTCTTGGAACCCACCACGCGTAACCGCTAGAGATAAACAGAACCTCTATCATTTCATGGTAGTCAAAGTAATACCTTCTATACGCAAATGCCTAAAAGAGAATGGCTATAACTTTGATGAAAATGGAGATGACCGCTTCAGCTTTTTAATTGCTGTATGCGGTCAACTCTTTGAACTCGATGACAATCTCGGGATCACTCAAAACAATACAGGCTTTTATGGAATTGGATCGGGAGCGCCCTATGCTCTTGGAGCATTAGCAGTTGGTGCTAAGCCAATAGAAGCGATGGATGTTGCAACTGATCTCACCGCTTTTACTGCGCCACCGTATCAACTTGCTGAGCAATCCTCTTAATCATTCGTCTTTTTTCCCAAGAGCAATGTCTCTGATGCGTTGTTGCGGTACACCAAAACGCTTTGACAATTCAATAACATTTATCGCTTTACCTTTCACGACTTTATATTCTTTGCGAATAATTTTTACTGCTTCTTCATCCAACATGGTTGACCTTTCTAGTATCTACCGTGGATGAATCCAACCCCAATCCCTAAAATAAAGCAACCGATCATGGTCAGCATTAGTCGAGCCACACCTGGTATTGAGCTGTGACGCGACCCTTGATGGGATCTACGAAGTGAAGGCGTTGGCTAGGCATACCTGATGCGGCCATCGAATCACGGGCGTATCTATTATCGGACTCAGTAGAGCCAGTCCAATAAAGATTGAAGTTCTTTTGAATAGGCTCTTGTGCATGGCGATGGTAGTGACCAAGATATATGTCATGGAAATCATAATCGTGAGCGCCAGCCTTCCAACGGTTAGCACCAGCGATCCATGCAGCAGGAGAAGCAAAGCCCGAGCGACCAAGTTCATCACCGTGCATCAACAATGCGCGGTAATTGCCAACAGCAACTTCTTGTATATCTTCAGGGCAATCTTCCCAAGTAAGGCGCTTCTCACCGGCAAGGATCTGCCGAGACATTTCATAGACCATGCGATCCACATTGTCGCTCTTAGGAACTTCAGCTCTCTTGCCACCGATGCGCCCGTGGTTTCCCCACTCAGCAACAACGGTTACCTTCTCAAAGTTAGCAAGCATCACGCGAACAAAGTCCACGCAAAGGCGAGATACCTGGGTAAATTGACCAAAGAGCGAAGCATCGATCTGCCACAACTGAGCAGGATAGTTAAACAAACCTTCAACCATGTCCCCACCAAACATCACTACGCACTCGCGTACTGGATGATGCGCTCGCTGTAGTTCAGTTAGGTGAACGATCTTGTCTGCAAACTGAAGAACTCTCTTACGCATAATCTCTGAGTTGTAAGAAGTAGTTACCTTTGCACCCTGCCAGTCGGTTGAGTGAACAAGTGCAACTTCAGGAGAGACCTTGCGCTTATCTGCTTTAGGTGATGGAACTGCTGGAACTTTACCGAGAGTAAGCATCGCTTCATACGCACCACGGTGAGTTGCTACTACAAGTTCATCGTTGCGGATCTTTGCTTTTGATAGTTGCTTCTGAGCGTTGTTAAGCGCCTTACGAAGTTCTACGATTTCCGGATTTGATTCTTTTTCCAACTGCTCTAAATCATCCTCTAGCGCCAAGGCATTGACCCCTTCTATGACGAGACACAACACCTTCGCTGAGGTTGTATCCATTCTTGCGAAGCACTCGACTCAAAGATGAGCTAGTGATGTTTTTATCTTCAACGCGTTCTGCAATTAACTTGGCTTCTTCTTTCGGAAGGGTTTCTAGAAAAGTACAAAATGTACATTTGCCTCTAGAAGAATGTACAAAATTATCTTTGTTCTTGAGGTCATCAAGAAGTCCCACTATGCACCCACGATCTCTCGACCCACGGTTACATAACCCACAATGTCATCCCAAGAATCTGAGTAGGTGGGATTCTTCAGGACTCTTACTGATTTCAAAGCGATCATCATTACTGCTACCTCTTCAGGAGCAAGATCATCGGTATGGAGAATAGCTCCCCATAAGCGACCTATGAGTGCGAAGTTCTCAGACGCATCCCCATACTTTTCTTGCCGATCTTCAAGAATTTGGTCAATCATGTTCAACCCTTTCTATTGGTTGAACGAACTCTAACAGGTTACACGCCGTAAAAGCAGAAACACCCCTAGATCGGTAGGGGTGTTTCGCGGGGGCAACAGACTTAACCCACTAGCGGTTAAGGTTGTAAAACTAGGATACCTGAAAAGTTCCGCAATCGATAACAGGGATCTCGGGCGAGTCGGTAATCTGCGCCCACACCTTCCATATACCTACCCCGTAAGTACCCGTTAAAAAGCCTGTAGCGCCCTGTAGGAGCGTTGCGGGGAACCAGTCAGCATCAGTTGGTCGGGCGGTAGGTTTGATGACCGCAAACTCCACGGCATCGGTATAAGCCACATTGTCCAGGGTGACCAACACCGGCTGGAATTCAACGCTCTCGCGTGGGTAAATATTGGTCATTGGAGATATGCCTTCCATCGTTTGTCTTGGAGTGAGCCAATGTTGTTCTTGTCCCCAAGAATAGCACCCCATCGACGAGTAGCCATTATAGCCTCATAGTTTCTTGGAGCTACGATGACTGAATCATCTCGCTGGACCGACAATTCTGCGTACCACCGGCGAGGAAGAATCTCACCAAAGGTTTGAATATCGTGGTCATTAAGCGGGCTTACGCGCTTGATCTTAAAGGTAAGTTTTGCAGTAATAGCCAAGGGAACCGCAACTGCATAATAAGTCTTGGAAATGTTTTGCAAGAAAGTTGCAGAAATTATTATTGGATTGACACTTGCGTATCGGGTGACACTTGCATCGCAAGTAAATGTTGCGCTTGCCGAAATGCTAGTTGAAGCGGTTAAAGAGTGAAGGGCATCGCTTGTTAATGTTGTAATTACCTGTGTTGATGTATTTGCAACTTCAGCATTGTAGGCTGTTGAAGATAGAGTAGTTGTAACAGCGGTAGAAGAAGTAATTTTTTGATCTTTAATTACATCTGCTGTTTGTGTTGCAATTACAGAAGTAGATGTTGCTGCCTTTTGATCTTTTTTGGAATCAGCAGTTTCGGTAGCAGTTACTGAAAGAGAAGAAGCGCCGTAATGCGTTACATTTGCCGCGCTTGTAAGTGTTGTTAATATTGCAGTAGTAGATGCAATAAGACTGTTATTAGAAGCAGACCCAGTTGTTGTTGCATTAGCATTGAATGTTTCATCTGCATATTGAGTTTTAAGAGCTGCTGTTATTTCAACATCTGCAATAGTTAAATTAGCCTGAACAAGCATTGCCCTATAAACATCAGCAGTTCCGGCAAATGTTGTATTACTAGATGATTGAATATAAGAAGTTCTAAGTCCATCGCCAGTTAATGTGGCGGTAAAAGCGCTAGGTGCTTGAGCAATTCGAGTTACTACACCATCTGCAGTAAGGCTGGCTACAAATGATGAATTAGAAGAGATAAGTGTATTAAGTAAAACAACACTAGATGTTGTTGAAGTAATTGGTGTAGATGCTGAAGCAATTCTATAAACAACACCATCTGCTGTTATTGTAAAGATAACTGGCGTTGATGCTTGAAGATAAGAAATGCGAAGGGAATCGCCAGTAAGATTTGCTGCAAATGAACTTGTTGTTTGTGCTAAACGGGTAACATTTCCATCAGCGGTAAGCGAAACAGTAAATGGTGAAGATTCAGCACCATAAACGGTGCGGAAAGAATCTGCGGTAACGGTTGCAGTAAGTGAAGTTGAAGCAGAAATACTCTGACCGCGTGAAGAATCTGCGGTCAGAGTACCTGTAAACGACGAACTTGAATCGACATATATTGCAATCGCACCTAGCCAAAAGGCAGGTGACGGACTGTAAAACTTGCCGTCATAGGTTAAGGCGCTGGACTTAGTAAGACCCATGACTTAACCCCCTGTTACTGCGAAAAAGAACTAAGCAGCCAAAGGTGAAAGTGAAACTCCCAAAGTTGTGAATGTAAGAGTGTCTGTATTCACGACTGACTTAGATGTTGTAAGAGCTGCTGACCAAAGGAAGTTTCCTGCAGTTGAAGCATCCCATACAGAGATGTGCGTAATTGTCTCTGTTGCTGTCATTGTAAATGATGGCGAGTTTGACAATGCAATTGCCCCTGCTGATGCAGCAGAGAAAGTTGCTGATGATCGAGTAGTAACAGCAGATGAATTTGCTGTTCCTGCTGCTCCTGGATCGGCTGTGTGTAGCTTGATATAAGTTCCGGCAGGAGCAGTAAATGCTGTACCGCGAAGCATATTTAGCCAGTTATTAGCCAGGGTTGTAGTCGCTAGTCCTACAGTCATTCTTGCTCCTTATTTTCTTCTTGGGGGGTTGCTTTGGTTATTTCTGCATCAGCAGTAAAAACCAATCCCATTACTGTGTTAGACATTATATCTTAATTAAGCCTGTGGCTTATCGAGAACAGTCGCATCAGCAGCAACAAGTGCCTTGCTTGGAGCAGGGAACTGATCTGCTGGATTAGCCCAACGATAGATCAATGGAAGAATTGCAGCGCCACCGGCACTAAGCAAACCCTTGACTGAAGTTGTGTGGTGCAAAAGGTATTCAGCAGTTACTGCACCTACGAAGATGTGCGCCCATTGTGAAAGAACAGTCCACACTTTAGGAGATACATTAAAGAGATATTTGTTAGCCATTTTCAATCCTTTACTAGATTAGGAATGGGCGTATGCCCAAGGGAATAATACCCCTAGGACTGCCACTTAGGGCGAATTACAGCCTTAACAACTAACGGTGAGCGTACTTTTGCGTAAACACCGTCTCCGTTGCTTTGGTTTACGCCTACATGGTCGGGTCCAGTATTGCCTTCGATAGTCGGGATCAACTTTGTATGAGGATCCATAGGCCCTGTAGCGATGCCAGTATGTTCAGCAACCCCGCTATGAGTCCAGTCAAAGAGAAGTACATCTCCCATTTGAACCTGAGAGATAGGTACGATCATGTTGTGGCTATGCGCCCAAGATTCTAGAGATGGGCAGTAAGAGAATTTTTCAAGAGCTGATATTGCCTGTGCTTGATCGAAGCACCATGAAACAAAGATAGCGCACCATGAGACATGGTTTACGCCGTACCAAACACCAAACTTATTGTCGTTGTTAGCGCCTTCTTTATAACCAACCTGCGCCTTGGCTGCGGCAACCACTGCGACTGCTTGCTTACTCATTTGTCGTACTTTGCTTTCATTACCTCAACATCAATTTTAATAGACTGTTGATTTTCAAGTAGCTCTTCTACTTTGTTAATCAAGCCAGTCTTACCATCGTTATAAAGCGCGTATGTAATCTTAGCCAATTGATCTTTGAGTTCATCAGTATGCTTTTGAATCGTATGCTTGGCAATAAGGCTAAGCCCCGCAAGCAATGCTACGGCTACAAAGAAATACGAATAGACTATCGTTGCGGTATCTGATGACATGATTGCGCCTTTGCGGTTATTAAATTTCTAAAATATAAATAGGAGATGTGCTTGAAGCGGTAATCGCCCAAAGTTCAGCGCTACCTGCAAGATCAAATGTAATCTTATCATTGGCATCCATCTTGTAACCTGTTGTTGCAGTTACATTACGGTCACCAAGAAAAACTGCTGTAGTTTCTGCATGGATAGATAACTTGCGGGTTGATCCGGCTTGATCTGCAATCTTAACTGCTGTAGTTCCTGCTGTGTATTGTGCTGAACGCATTAAATCTCCCTAGATTATTTAATGCCTAATCTTACTCTATTAGATTAACTAAAGAGCGTGTTCTACCCTGAGATAATTGTGTGTACACCTGAGTTGTTGCTACAGATGAATGACGCATAAGATCTCGAACCGCCAGCAAATCACCGTTAGATTTTTCGAGCATGGTCGTTGCAAAGTAATGACGAAGGCTGTGAAAGTGTTTAGCGTTCGGTCCAAGGATTCGACGCATTTCATCAGCAGCTTTTTTAGAGAACCGATTTGGATCGCATTTCCATAATGGTCCGAGCGTGTTATAACTTTTGATGACTTCGGCAACTTTTGCAGCAACCGGCACTACAAGATCTGTCTTACCCTTACCAATAACCCGTAATGAATAGCCACCGTTATCTTCAATCAGATCAGCGCCTTCGATCTTCGCTACCTCATGGGCGCGAAGCCCGACCATACCGCCAAGAATGAACCAGTCTTTGTAGGGTTGGGTTGCTTCAGAAATCAATTTATCAAACTCGCCCTTAGTAATGGGCTTAGGGACACCCCTGCCTGACTTCACATTGGGTAAGTCGGCTGCAGGGTTATTGCCATTGACAAGATCCATCTTGTTCAGGTGCTTGTAAATCGACCTAAGCCTAGACACATAGTTTGCCTTGGTGCTTTGCTTAGTAGCTGAGAGAACTATCTTCTCGAGATCCTGGACTGTGGCTATGGCTGGATGAACGCCAATGCGCCGGATAATCTGCCAGTCTGTGCGGATCACATAGGGTGAAAAGCCCGAAGTGTCATACCGGTTTTTGAGCTGTCGGTATATCTCTTCGAGGGGTACTAGATCCATTTACCCACTATAGCGTGTTAACTCTCGGTGGAGTGTTCCCTACCGTTTCAAGGTTCTAAGAAAGAACCAGCGCTTGAGGCGCAAGATAGGCCGATATTTGATTTTGTTTAAAAGCCTACGCCTATCTTGAT